CGTGGACCATTGCGACTATAGCAGCCCTTGCGTCCTTCTTATTTAACAGGTAATCGGTGTACAAAAACCACTTCTTCATCAACACCGCAGATGAACCCTGGATCAGCGTATTGACCGCAGCGTGGGGGTGCCTAACCCTCAGCAGACGCCCGTCGATAGCCTTCAAAACTCCCTCGCTCTCAGCCTTGCTCACAACAGCCCTCTGAAAGCGATTAAAGGCGGGTAGGTTGGCCAAGAAGCGGTCCCGTAGTCTTTTTCCATCACTTGCAGAGCCGCCTACCACAGTGCCAATTTTGGCGTCCCCAGCGCCATATAGCAGAGCATAGATAAAAGTCTTGGCTTGGTCTCTGGTCTCTAGGCCAGCCATCTGCTGGTTGGCCGTGTGGATATCACCGTCAAGTACTTCAGCTGTATAGGCAGGATCGTTGACGTAGTGGGCCAAGACCCGTAGCTCAAGCCCTTGGGCATCCGTATCTATGAGTTTATTGCCAGACTCAGCCTTCCAGAGCTGGCGGCACTCTAGCCCGTAGGGTTTACGCAGCGAGGGGATTTGCTGGAGATTAGGCTTTGAACAGGACATACGGTTGGTCACAGCGCCCAGTGTGTGATAGGTGCAGCGTACCCTATTATCTGAATCGGCAGCTTTGATCCAAGAATCGAGCATACCTGTACGTTTCTGGAGCATGAAGTAGCGGGCCAAGACCTTTGCTTCTGGTATGTCGCAAGCTTCCAGAGCGTCCTCGTCAACCTTGGGCAAACCTGTTTCAGTGTAGGCTTTAGGCTTCCAGCCTAGCGGTACAAGCCGCTCTCCTATCTGCTTACGGCTGGCCGGGTTGAAGGGGATATACTTGATCTTGGTCTTGAGCTGCACAGCGGTTGGCGGAAAAACTTCCTGCATCTGTTTCGATATATCGCGCTGCTCAGCCATAAGAGAATTATATAGATCGAGCGCGGCTGGTACGTTGAAGCGAAAGCCGTGGTCCTGCACCTGCTCGGCCAAGACTTGCATCCTGTGTTCGTCGCGCACCGACTTCTCTGAGAAGTTCTTCTGGTCCTCTAACAGGACAGAGTAAACCCTAGCGCAGACACGGGTGTCCTGCTTGCAGTAGGCCAACATCTCTTCGGAGTACTCTTCCCAGCCGCCTTCGTACTTAGCCTTTGGGAAACCTAAGCGTTCTCCCCAAGCTTCCAGGCTATGCCCCTTCTCGCGGTCTGGCATGAACAGGCGAGACATGACTACAGTGTCCACCTGTTTCTCAAACGGTATGTCTACGCCCCACAGTTTCTTCAAAACTGGGAAGTCGTAGCTGCACCCGTTGTGAGCTATGATTGTTGTAAAAGTATCAAGATAAGTTTGAACAAATCCACCTGATTCAAAGACCCGCTCCTTACCTGTTTCGGTGTCCAAGACTACCAAGCAGTGTATCTTGGTAGGCTTCAGGCCGTCTGTCTCGATGTCGATTACGCAGCTTTTTCCCATTGTCCGGTCAGTGCCTTCCAGCTTACCGGAAACTTGCTCTTGCAAATGTTGGATATTTCCTTTGCGACTAGGCGAGTTTCCAGTTGAGTATCTTCTTTAAGTCTCAGAGAGCATACACGACTAAAAGAGAAAAGGGAACCCGTCCAATACCATTTTGTCAGCATGGCTTGAGGCAGAACCATTCTAGCTTGCTCAGGACATACATTCAGAGCCAAAAGCTCGTCGTATGCCTTGCGAGACATGAAAGAAACATCTTCCAGAATACGGCTAGCTATCGAAGGAGCAGTGATCGAGGTTTCCAAGGAGCCTTGCTTCTTGTTGTCTGCTCGCTTGCGCCACTGCTCAGGTTTGTCTATCTCAGGTTTATAGTCAACGTACCTGCGAGAAACTTCGTTCCAGACTAAGCCTACCTGGTGCTTGCCAAGCTGACGCGCAACGTAGATAGGGGCCTCGATCATCAGGGTGAGGCAGGTGTGGGCAAAGGGGGTCCAGTGGTTATGGTTAGCTAAGTAGTTTATCAGTTTCTTGTCGCGTTCTGTAAGCTTCTTAGAGGCGCTGTCAAACGATACGCGAGCTGCGTTGACCACAGACAGGTCACTGCCCATGCTGTCGATAAGTTCTACCTTCATCAGTATTTCTTCCCGCCCTCGGCTGCTCTAACGTCTAGCTTATGGTCGTTACGGCTGGCGTTGTACTGTAGTTTCTCTACCACAGCACCGCCAAGGTCTAGCTCCAAAGCCCCGGCCAAGTCTGATATGCGGATCACAGCGTCGGCCAGCTCGACTTCAATCGACGGTCTGTTTGGGAGATGCGCGTCCTTCAGCCCCTTGCGGTGGCCTTCCATAGCTTCGCTTATCTCAGAGTGTACCAAGCAAAGTTTAGAAGCAACAGTAAGTGGGTTATCTCTGTCCATCCACCAGCCGCCGCTGCGGGCAGCAGTGTGACAAACTTGAACCAGCTTGTTAATTTCCTTGTCCACGTTTCTTCTTCTTTGAGTTGTAGTTGGTATTTCGTTTAGAAACATTCTTAGAATGATTGAACGGACGCAGCCTTCTCCTGCGCCTTGTCTTGGGCACAGGTTCAAAAAGTTTTTCGTCCTTTTTGCGCTTTACTCTTGCCATTAGAATTCTTCCGTCAGTGGTTCTAGTCTACCGCTGGTCTTGTCGTAGAACAATTTACCAGCCTGTCCAACGTCGCCGGTATAGCGACACTTGAGAACGCGCAGCGTCACCGTGTTAGAGACCACCGGGTCATCGCTCTGCGTGTCACGCTCCATAGCAACAACCGTGTCGCTGATCTGAGCAATGCCGTGAGAGCCGCGCAGGTGGCCCAGATTGACCTCCATGCCCTCTTCGTGAGAACGGTCTGTTCCCAGCCGACGAAGGTGAGTTACCAAGTGAATGCAGCAGCCGGTTTCTTCGGTCAGCTGACGCAGCATGGTCATCGTACGGTCAATCGCCTTGCGCTCGTCCGCTATATCCAAACCTGAAACAAGAATGCTCAAGTGGTCGATGAAAATTATTCGACAGTCGAGGCCAACTACCATGTACCTTACTCTGGCGAGCAGGTCTTCCATCTGCATAGAGCCAAAGTGGTCATACAAGTAGACACGCCCGGTGCCCAAAGTAACGTCAAAGTATTTCTTGATCTGTTCTTTGGAATACTTGGCGAATACTTCGTTAAGGTGCAGCCTGTCGTTGGCTTCCACAGCGAGAATACCGCGCCTGGTACGATCTACGCTCTCTTCCAGAGCAATTACGCCGATATTAGTGTCGGTGTTCTTGATGTAGTAGTGCTGCAATTCGCGCAGAATGCTGCTCTTGCCAACGCCAGTGCCAGCGGCCCAAGTCACGATCTCTCGCGCTCTGGTGCCCAAGGTCTTTTCCTGTAGTTTGGCAAACGGGAAGGGCAAACTCTTAATGTTCTGCTCTGCCCATAGGCCCTCGAAATTGTCCGAAGCGTTCAGAATGCCGCTGGGCGTGTAGCACTTAGCAGCCTTCAGGTGCGCCAGAAATTCGGTCTGTAGGTTCTTGCGCGAGTACTCACAGGCGTCTTTATGTTCGAGCGAGACCACATAAGCCTTGCCGGGGCTGATCAACCTAGCAGCCTTCTCTGCCGCAGACTTGCCCTGCTCGTCGTTGTCGAAGCAGATGAACACTCGGTCAAACTCTTCCAGCGTGGGCAGGAAGTTCTTGAAGTCGCGCTCCGCGCTCCTTGCCCCTGACTTGATAGAGAACACGGGGACAAGAGACCGAGACCTTTCCGTGGTAAGGGTGATGGCTTCGGGGCTGATGCGGTTGGCCAGCTGAAACGCAGCCAGGGCGTCGGCTTCTCCCTCGGTAACGATCACCGTGCTGCCGCGCTGAGGCCCAGCCTTGTCAAGCGTATGGAGACCGAAGATATCGCATTTGCTAAACTCACCCTCGGTGAAATAATCCTTACCTTCTTCGCGCACCTTCTTAGCCGTGTGACCTTCCTTAGAATAGTAAGGAAACTCTACTCGACTGCCATCGGCGCTCACGCTGACGTTGTAGAAGTCTCGCACCGCTGGGCTGATGCCTCGGCTTTCCCACGGGAGGTCGTGTTTCATCCGCTTATAGCTTTCCAAGTCAGTGACGCCGCCAGACGCAGTTACCGCCTCGCAAGAGAAGCAGTAGGTGTGGTCAACGTAAACGGCCAAGGCGTCGGAAGACCCGCAATCGGGGCACGGCTGGTGGATTTTAACAGCCTCCGACATCATCTTCCCCCGGTGCCTTGGTATCATCGCTGGTCATCTCGCAGCCCAATGCAGCGTAGCCGCAAATGTCCACGAAGCTGTCGTGCGTGACAGCGTGGCGCAAGCGGGCGACCTTGAGCAGAACCATCATGGCGATAACATCCTTGACGGACAGCTCGTAGTCCCACTGTAGATAGGCGTTCCAGAGATTGGCGATGCGCTCGTGGTTGTAGTAAGCGTCACCGTAGTACCGCGCCCGGTCTCCGTTGATCAGGTCCTTGGCGGTGTCGAGGCAGTCAGAACGGTTCATCGTCCACGGCCTCCAAGAGTGTTTTCAACGAGGTATAACGCTTTTAGAAAAAGCACTATTCCGTATCCCATGATTGGCATTTTCTTATCCTTTCCAACAGGTTAACAACTTCTGTATCACTATCGAGCAAGTAGTAATCGGTGATGGCTTCTCTCACAGATAGATTACAAACCTGGCATATGTCAAGTCTATGGTTAGTGGGAAGCAGAACGTCACAGATTACGCAGCGCATTTTTTACCACCATT